GGGGTCATATTCCCTCAATTTTTTTGCTAAATGATCAGTCTGTTCAAGGACAGCATCAACAGTAGTTTTAAGAACATTCTTAATATTATTGTTGATTCTATTCTTAACATCATTTTCTATCTTAGACCTTAACTTCTCTGATACATTCAAGCGAATGTCAGAGCCATATTGAGGAACAGTAGATATCTCAAATTCAAACTTAAACTTTCGTCTAAGCGAATCGAAGTCAGGGTAATCACATTCGTTGAATGCTTTGCCTAAATTTCTTTTGGCTTGTTCCATTTTTTGTGGATAGCTTTTAAGAAACTCATCTACTTCTTTATCCCAAATCTGCTTTGAATCATCTACTTGATTCTGCAATTCTTCCAGTTGCGAATTGGGGCATAAACGCCACCCACTCACAACCTTATCATCGCTATCAGTAGAATTATCTGCCCAAGGCAAAGTCATCGGATAGTAATAATCATTCCTAAACTTATTTAAAATATGGCGAAAATATTTGTTAATATCTTCTCCATAAATATGCTTAGAAACACCCAGTAATCTCTCACTAGATACTTCAGTATCTATTGCTAAATCACGCTTCAACCTTTTATCTGTTCTGATTCCGCTAGGATGCTTCGCAGTTATGCGAACCAACACTGCATTCTCAGACAGAGTATTAGTCAATTTTTCTTTATCCATAATAAGACCTCCATCTTTTAGAATAATTTGCTGTTTCGATCTTAATGATCTCTTCAGATGAGTAAAAAAAACTCATGACAGCAGAGCAGAAAATATATTTAACCAGTAAATATAAATTCTGCCCTTGCTCAGACCTAGACTTCTAAGTCTTGATTCTTGATCTTGAATTCTCCATATCTAGAAGAATCAACAATATCGCTTCTTGCTCCAACAAGCGATCTAACAAAGAAAATTCCAAACTCAGGGGTAGGAAATTTTTCAATGTAATCAAGGGCATTAGAAAAGTAGTCATGCAAGTTGCTATCACTAGCTTCTTTTATAACGCTCACTAATGCACATACAGTTGCATACATCAGACCACCACTATCAACGACTTCAACATCTCCACCCTCGCAAATTTCTTGCAAGTTAGGAACATCATTTTTTAGTGATAGGAATGACATAAACTCTATCGATGCCCTCTCCCCAATATCGCCTTGCACAATCAACTGCAAGACCTCTTTAGGTGGGTCAATCTTTAAAGTATCACTTAGCCTTGCCCATGATCTAGGACTTGGCTGTGGGGTAGTTATTTTTGGGTCAAAGTCATTTAACAGCTCAGGCTGAAAACTTATGAACCCTAAAATGTCAGAGCAAATATCATTCTTACTTGCCCATGCTAACCAGTCATCAGTGCTATGCTCGAAATCGATCATAGTGCAACGACCAACAACATGACTAGGAAGTTTATTGCTTCCCGCCCTATCAGTTGCTCTGTTACCCGCACAAATAACTTTCCACCCTTTAGGCAAGGAATAGTCTCCTATCCTTCCCTCATACAGCAATTGTCCGCATACAGCCTGAACAGAACTAGATGCTTGGGCATATTCATCGAAGAATATAATCCCTTCACCACTCACTGGAAGATTGCCTAAAAAGGCTCTCTTCTGTTCATTCGTATCGTTGATATAAGGCAAACCGCCTAGATCAACAGACTCATATAACGACAGCCTGAAATCAATAAATCCAAACTCATTTTGAGTAGGATTAATTTTATCCACGACCACCTTTTTATCCTCAGCAATGTCATCGACATATGCTCGAACAATTGCACTTTTTCCAATACCTGTTCCTCCTAAAAGGAATGGGGTATTAGACCCTTTTAATACTGCCTTAATCGACAGCAATGCTTGACTTGGTTTCATAATAAAGACCTCCATCTTTTTTGTAATGATTCAAGTTAATTTCAGTTACCAGTAAATATTATTTACCAGTAACCACCAAGATTCCCTCGAAAGGGTCAGGACATTACTGCTACCTGTTTTAAAATTTCGACTGGATTTCACAGTCTCATCAGTTGGTTTATTGATCTTTAAGAGAATGAAATTCTCCAAAACCAGTTAAGCTATTATGATTGTTATAGCCTGAAGCATAACCCTTAGTCTGATTCGCACTAACTCTTATAGTTAGCCTAAATTCAAGTTTTCCTATCCTTGCTTTTAGTTTGTCTATCTCAGCATCTAAATCTACAGCTTTTTTTATAATAGCCATTTCACTATCGATCAAAGGAAAACGAATATCATCACCCAAAGTTTTTGTTCCCTCTAAAGCCTGATTTATCGCAGTCATTGATCTAACTAATTTTTCAATTCTTTTCATAATAATTACCTCCAAGTAATTAAAGTTATTCGCTACATTGCGAACACCAATAACAGACAGCACTCGCTATCTGTTTTCGCTAGGATTTCACTAGCTCGTCAGTTGGTTTACCCTGTTTTTTTTATAGGGTCATCAAGGAAAACATCTCCATTCACACAACGAATAACATAATTAAGATTTTCGTTTATCTCTATTTGTCTATCGTTAATGAATAATTTTTGCTCTCCCTTGATCTGTTTAAGATAAACAGAATCAGATACAAAAACATAGGAAAAAATAGCGTTTAATCTCTCCCTTGTTGTGACTGTATCCCACCCACACATTGAAAAACATAAGTGAATATTGTTACTTAAATTTTTACTAGGATGATTATTCTCGAACCATGCAATTTTATTGTCATGCAAGAAAACCCCTTGCTCCTTTTTGCTTCTCCATTCTGATATGGGATGAATAATAGAATTTCCCATTCTTTTATTTTCATTTTCAATAAATGCTTCAGCAATTTCTTTTGATATTTTTCTCATAATTAAGACCCTCCAAGGTCATTTCTGTTTCGCATATCCCAATTAAGGGATGCTCATCAGTCAGGTTAATTCCTGATACAGAGGTGGGCATTTCTACCCACCTGATTAAGATTAATAATCGAATCCAGTTTGAACAATCACGCTTCCTTTTTTAAAGGTCTCAGCATTCATGTTCTCAGCTTTAGTGACTCGATACCTTCCAAGGCTTCGCTCATAATCTTCACGAATATAAACAGCACCATTCTCGCTAAGTCTGAAGAAGTCTCCCTCTTTAACTTTGCTCAATGCTGTTAGATTCCATGAGTCTCTGATCTCGCCTAGGTCAGTCATTTTTACTTTGCCTTCTATCATCATAATTCATACCTCCAAGTATGTTTCTTGAACCCCATAATAGGATTCTCATTCAGCTCGTTAATTCGAGGACAGTTGGAGGACTGTCTCCAAGGTTTCAAAATTGCATCTCTTTAATCTTTCACTCGAACCTGAAACTAATCAGGTCGATGCAATTTATTCCCCTTGGAATTTATGAGTCTTGGAAAACCTCTCTCACACTAGCCACTTTCAGAAGGTAGGATATCGTTAGAGTCTCACTTAATGGTTATCTCTCTCTAACGCTTCTAGAACCTTTACCCTTACTCTTTTCAGAACCTTCATAGGTGGGTAGCGAACCTTTTAGAGCCATAATCCATTTGGGCTATTCCCATACCTTAACACCATAGATATCATCAAGGCAACATCTTAATAGATTGCACAATGTGAGCATTACGAATCTCTGCTTACTGGTAGATAATATTAAGCATGGATAAAGACAAAACTCAGGACGAAAAACCTACCCTTAAATTGGTCAAGGATAAGACCAAGCTAACCATTAAACAAAGAGCCTTTTGTGATCTCGTAATCAAGGGCAAGTTGGGTACTCAGATTGAATGCTATATGCAAGTCTATGATGTAGCACTAACCATTACAGGGAAGATACCTAAACACGCCCATGTCGATTGTTCTAGGCTAATGGCAAACCCTAGTGTCTCCCTATACATAGCTAACGCCTTCAAGCGTTCAGAGGTCAATGCAGTTGCTTCAAGCAGTCGAACAAAGAGCTATGTTCTTGAACGGCTTATGAGAGAGTCTAAGGAAGCAGACAGTGATAGCTCACGAATCAGGGCATTGGAGTTGATAGGCAAGACAGTCAATCTATTTAGCGACACCTTAGAGATCAAGGAGAGCAGAACCAGTGATGACATAACCCAAGACATAGAGAGCAAGATAGAAGCA